TTGTTATGAGTAGTGGGCACTATCTTTCTTATTATTATTATACTTCTATGAATACTATCTTTAGCAAAATATATAATATAATAATTAGCTAACTAGTAGTTATGTAGTTATTATATTAACATATTATGTAGATAGATAGTTAGTAGTTATTAATTTAATAGTTATGAGGAAGGTCAAAATAGATTCTTTTAGGATTTTTCACCGTTACAAAACAATTTCTCTTAGGAGCTATGAGAGAAACTGGAGAAACAAAATTTGCACGTTCTCTATAAAGAGAGATGACGTTAAGGTATAAAAAGGTAGAAAGGTAAAAAGATAGAGAAAGATTTATTAAGGGGGGAAGACAAGATAGATATGAGGAAAAATGGTGTGTATAATAGTTTCACAGGATGAAAAGGTCAAGAAGTTTCAGACAATAGAACAGGCCGAAATGTATCTAAAGAAACATGAAGGCGTTTTTTATTTATTTGAAAGCCATAAGAATTTTGCAGGAATTTCGGTTCTCCAATCAAGGAATGGAGAGATAGAAAAAATAAGAGATATAACAGTTAATTCTAAATAACTATTTATTTTATTTTTTGTTTTATATTCTATTTTTAGGCAAGATTATCGATAATTTTTCTCATTTCCGTTTTATTATTTCGAAATGAAGAAGGATTTCTAAGTAAGGGACTTGATGATAAAAGAGTCGAAAGATAAAGAGGTAAAAAGATAGAGAAAGATTTAATAAGGGGGAGTTACATATGTTATGTTGGTGAAAGAAAAATGAACATGAATGAAAAGATAAATCAAATTTTGCAAAAGGCAAAAGAAGAAGGCGAAGTTTTTTTAACTACTTTAACGCCTGAAGAGTTAAAAAGTACAGGTTTTGAAGAAGACAGTGATTTCTTTAATTTTAGCAATGTAGACATTTATATAATTTATGACGGCGAATATAAAATTAAATATATATTTGACAATGATCCTAGCAATTTTCTATATGAAACAGAAAAAGAAATAGGCGGTTTTACATATTTTTTAGAAGTGATTAATGCATATTTGAAAACAAGTAAATAATCACTTAAGTTATTTTTTTTATCAACTATTTTTCTCAAAGTTGAGATAAAAATTCATGATTATCATTTATTGAGAGAAACATAAATATGTCATAAAAATAAAAGAAAAATGATATGTTATGACTATCGTTTTTAAAGAATTTGATAAAGAAAAGTTTAATCAAAATGTTATTGTAAATCTAGATCTTGAAGATTTATATGAGGGTTGTTACACAAATTTTAAAATTGTTTTAATTGAAACAATAACTAAAATAATTTCCGAAATTGTAGAAAAAGACGGATGGGATTTGCAATATTTTGAGAAAGATGAGGCCGAAAAATTATTTAATGCATTTATGAAAAATTCAAAAATTATAGTTAGATTAAATAAAAAAATAGATGAATTAAATTATGACTTTAAAAAAATTACTATTGAATTTGATTTTTCGGAAGATGAAAAAAAGAAAATTGCAGAAATATATTTGCAGAATGTTTTAAATTATATATCTTTTTTTGAAGAATGTATAATTGGAAATTTCGAAGGAAAAGATATAGATATAATATCTGAATTTCTCAGTAATGAAGTCTATCAATTATTGAGTCCTGATGAGATAAAAACGAAATTTAGCGATAAGATAGAGAAAATTATTAATGAAAAAGTATAGATGAGATGTGAGATTATGAATTTAAATGCACCATTAGATCCAATATGGCTTATAGTTATTGTCGGATTTTTTTATGAGTTCTTATTTGTCTTTTTCTTATTGGAATTAAGACAGGAAATGAAACGAATTGAAGAAGAAGAATTAGTCAGAATGTTAAAAAAGAAATATAAAGATTAAATATTCTTTTATAAGAAAAGACATGTGGACTATAAAGGTAAAAGTTTAGAGAAAACTTTATTAAGGGCCGGCGACAAGATAGATGTTAGTGATACAGAAATGAAAACGATAAACGTAAACGGTTCAAGATATTATATACAAGATAAAGAGGATGAAATAACCATAGTTCATCAATTAATCAGTCAAGGCTTCACAGTAAGCCAAATAGCCCAAATATTAAATATTTCGGAGAGAAAAGTAAGAAATATGATAAATGATTGTTGGTGAGTCTAAAAATGAACTTAAAGATGGACTTTAAGAAGTTAAAAGAAGAAATAATAGAAGAACTCTTAGATATTTATCCGACTACAGGTGCTGATGAGTTTTTTCATCATTATTTGTTGTCGTTTGCAAAGGTTCTAAAACAAGAGGAATTGGACAATTTTTACAAGGATTTACAAAGTGCAAGTAAATATCCCTATATAAGTTATAATTTTGAGGTTTTTCTTAAAAAAATGATCAGTTTGATAGAACAATATAAGAAAACAAGTTAATCTTTTTTATCTCATTTCATTTCTAATATTGTGGATAAGATCCCTGAAGTGATCCCTATTAGAATGGATTCTCAAGACATTGAGGGCAATATTGTTTTCCGCCATGCTAACTATCACTTCTTCATCTGCTTTGGTCATTCTTTGTCCTCTGAGGACTCCTACTGGAACGATACGACTAGTCCTTGACTTCAATTCCTTAGCTATGGTCATGACTTCCCTGTCTGCTATGTCCTCATCTAACTCAAACATGATTTCTCTTAAGTTATGAGTTCCTTCTAATTTGAAGTCTAATCCATACAATTTAATTCCTATATTTTCTATAACTTTTGTTCCATACATGAGTATTGCTCTTCCCTTTGGCGATAGGGCGCCTAATTTCGAGTATCCCCAATCTTTTCGTAATCTGAATCTTTCGAGATCTGATATTATTCTATAAAGTATTCTTAAAGCCTCTAGAGGAAAATATTTTTCGTCTAAGTTATATACACTCTTCTGTACTTTTACTAAAGTACAATGCCAACATCCCCATCTAGAATTGGTGTTCTTATACATCACATCAAATAATGTATCTATGTTGAATTCTCCTCTTTTTGATCTTAAAAATTTCCAAACGTCTTCAAGATCCCATTTTCTTATTGGTGCTACTTTAATTACATTTTTCATTGAAACATTGAGATAAAAAGCACTTGCACAGTCCATAGAATCTAATCCACATGAATACTTTTTCATTGTTACTTTTCTTGCTATCGATTCATTTTCCCTATGACCAGTGAATAATACTAAGTCACCATATTTTTTAATTAAATTTTTTAAACTTCTTTTATTTGGTGAGACTTTCAGATCATAAATACACCAACGAAAACTAGTTGTGGGCGCCACATATCCCAAAAATATGGATTTCCAGTAAAAGTTTCCTTTAGGTTTTGTAATGTAATTTATACATACATTACCCGATTCATTGATCTTTTCACAGATCTCATGAAGGAAATTGATTGCGTAATCCTCTAGAACATCATATTCCGACTCGGTGTCATTATGGACAAAAAATACACGTTTTCCCTTTTGATTTCTGGAAATTAACCATTCATAGAAAAGAATAGAAAGTGTTGTCGAATCTTTTCCGCCTGAAAACGCTATGACATAGTTTTTCCTGTCCTTCAGACTATCGAATACATTGAATGTTTCATGAACTTTAGGATCTTCAGATAATCTAAGAGACATATGAAGTATGGTTTATTTTTGACTTTTTAATTTTTCTTTTATAAGTTTATATTTTTCATTATTTCGGAGACAAAAAGTGGATAGCTTATTTGAATTAAGATTTTAAATTGTTGAAAATCGGTACAAATTATTAACTATTGTATTTTTTATCTATAATTTTTCTCTTTTTTGTTTTAATATTTGACTTGCAAATTTATAATTTCTAATTAATTCGTTTACTAAACTATCTAGACCCATTTTTCTAAGTTTTTCTGAATATTCTGTATATTTATTCTTTATTCTCCAATTATTATAGAATAAAATGTAAGCATTTATAAGTTCTATAATTTTTCTATTTTTCAAGTCATATTCAAAAGGAAAATTATGTTTATCTAGGAATTTAAACAATTGTTCTTTTTCTTCTTTTGTGATTTTATATCTTTTTCTTTTCGTTTCCATATTTCCGACATATCTTCTAGATCCATCAAACCAAAATATATCTCTAAATCCAGTTATTTTACTATAAGTCGCTGTGTCCATGCTATTAGCGAAATTGAACGTTTGGAGAAAATACGGTGCCGGCATTCCAAGAACGTGAAGATATGGAACTTTTTTTCTTAAGTAATAAACCCATGGAAATGTATAAATTAGAACTTTCATTTTACTAGATGCCACAAGTCCACCAATTGAAAAATAATAAGTATATTGCTTATAAAAATCAATTGCCTCATCTACATCTTGAATTGGATAAATGTGTATCACTGGTATAATTTTTTCTAACCATTCCATTTTTGTGTACAAATATTCGAAATATTCAAAATTTCGTTTGTCCAAAGGAGAAAAAACACTAGCAATATCAAGAGAAAAAAACGCATATGCATCTATCTTTTTGTACTTCTTCAAGATATCTTTTACAGAAATTTCTAAACCGTGTAATGCAATTTGATAGCCCCCACTATCTACCCATGTCTCATTTTTCCATTCTTTTTTTCTAAATTTCAATTGGTTAATTAGAACTGGAAAATTAGTTTTTAATAGATAAGTTGATCTTGAACTTAATCCGAATATTAATTTCATTTTTATTCAACATTTATCACTTTTCTCCTCAATAAGTAAATAATTCCTCCTATAATTGGCATTATTAATATCCTTAGTATTATATATATTGCGTTTCCTTCAATCACAAAGTTATAAAATACTTGATTTTGCATGCCTAGATAGAAAAATAGGAAAATTTGTAAAGCTAAGCTAATTAATACAGTAGAAAATATCAATTTGCTATTGGTTAATTTGAGAAATGCAAAACTAACAATTATGAAATTCCAGAAAATAAATAATAAGCCGTCAAATCCAAATGAAATTGAAAAGTTTAACAAATTTTCTAGAATATTTGTAATAGTATCACCGATAAAGATCAATAGTAAGGCATTTGGCGATATTTTTGCAAATTTCTCAGGTAAGATTTTATCAAATGCAAGATTTTGAACTAATCGGCTTTGGATTAATGTAGTTACAAAAATATAACTCATGAACCATATCGGCATTAACATAAATAATATGTTTAGATTTGAATAACTATCTAATATCGCTAATATGGTAACTACTAAATAGCTTATGAAATAACCAATTTTCATATTTTTATTCACATTTTTCGTTTCTCCTGCTATGTAACTAATTGCATTTAGAAATAAAAACATAGATAAATCAAATAGCAAAGCTGAAAGTAAAGTATTTGATAATGTGAAATTTTCGACTTGAAAATGAAAACTTGAAATTGGTAGAATTACAGAAACAATTATTTGTAAAATTGCTAATCCGTCTACTAAATATCCATAAATTGATTTTCTGACTATACTAAGTAAAGCAATAGCAAATAGCATTTCTGAAATTAAAAACTTATCAATTATTGGAATATTGAAATTTAGGAGTACTAAGTCAGCTAATACCGGTGCTGAAAATACGTAAATTAGCCAGAGTGAAATTCCAAAGATTGTATAGAATTTTGGCGAAAATGAAGAACGAATATAAGCATAATCGCCCCCGTTTAATGGAATTTTCTTAGTTAGTATGTAATACATTACTAAAAGCGGAATTTCAAAAATTGCACCTATCGAAATTGCAAATAACAAGTTTACAGATTTTAGAAGACTTGAGACAAAAAGAGGATAGCTTATACCGCTTAAAATTCCCATATATAAAAGATTTATTGAAAAAATATCTAGAGAATTAAAACTTTTTATAATTCCTGAAGTGTTTCTTTGGAATTCCATATTATGGATGCGATTTTATGACCAATTTAATGCTTATGATAAAGGTAAAAAAATATGTATGTCATAAATCTTATCAATTGATCATGAATAACGATTTAAAGTTAAGTGAAAATACTATAGTCAGAATTAGTAATAATAAGGCCGAAATAATTGTGGACAATAAATATAAGCTTATGATAATCATTGAAAAGGAAAGAGTTATAGCGAAATATAGCAATGTTTCTCTTATAATTGAATATAACAAATTTAATGCTGAAAAAATAGCTAAAAAGATCTTTCAGATAGTTCAACAAACTCATAGATTTTCAGTTTCAATAATCCAAAGAACTTTACAATTATTGAAGATTGATGAATTTGTTAGTGAAGTAATTGGTACAGAAAGAGGAGAAAATACAGAATTATTAAAGCAAATTGTTGAACTTTTATCAAAAAGTTAAGACATTGAAAAGTTGTTTTTTAACTGCATTATAACTGAAATTTTCTAACCAAAAGTTATAATTCTCTTCAATTTTTGCCTTATACTCATCCAGTTTATCTATAACTTCTAATATTTTATCTATTGCGTCATTTATGCACATTTCTACTCCTTTTCCTATATGAATTGGATTTCCTGGAAGAACTACTGGTGAATTGCAAGAATCAACTAGTAAATCTTTCAATTGGGAAGGAAAATATTCTTCCCATGCCCCACCTTTTGTGGCAATTGTCGGAATTTTGGAAATGAATGCCTCTAGGCCATTAAGTTCAAAACTTCCGCCTCTACTTGGTAATAAATACAAGTCAGAAATTCTATACATTTTTACAATATTGTCAAAATCAGTATTTCCTGTGAGATTAAACATTTTGAGATCTTGAAAATCTGTCCTAGGCCCGCCTGATTTTACTAGGAAATAGACATCATCTCTTTCTTTTTGAATTTCCTTAGCTATTACATGGAATAAATCGGCCCCCTTTCTAAAGTCAGAATGCCATAACGATATGAAAATTAACTTAATTTTCTTTTCATTTTTAACTTTTTCAATATATTTTACTTGATCATCAATTTTTAATTTCTCATCATTTGTCAATAGTCTTTCATTAAAATTATGTACAACTTTAAATATTGGAATCTTTAAGCCAGAGTTTATAAATGCATTTTTTGACCATTCAGAATTTACAATTATTTTGTCAGCATAATTATTTCCATATTCAACATATTTCTCTGCAATTCTATCACTATCGGCCACTTCAACTCCAATAATCTGACTAACTCTAGATCTATATTGTTCAAAGAATGAAAATTCAATGTTACCCCAATGCCACATGCTATAAAAGAACGGATGAATTATAGAAATTGGATATTTAAAAGGAGTAAATTGATAAAATGATAAAGCAGGTATTTCATAAACTGTATATTTTTCTCTCAACATTTTTATATGTTCTTTAGCGATAAATTTGAATGAAACGTCATGATGTTGAGGGTAAACGTAATAAATCGGGGTTTGCAATTATATATCACCTTATTTTTTACCATGCTATTAATACAAATTCAGGAATATGTTTAAATACTTCATTTATATCATTCCAAGTAAATTCTGTTTTTTTCTCTCCTTCTGGAGTTTTTACATAATGTATAGTTCCTAACTTCAGTACATTTACGTGAAGAATATGGTCATGTAGAAATACATCAACTGGAAATTCTTCATAATATTGTTTGTCAAGATAAGCATTTAATATAATTTCAAAAATTGGAATATGACTTTTCCTAAATATATAGTTTGTTCCTGAACAGAATGGTCTTATTTCATTAGTCCATGGATAATAAAGCCAATAACACAAAGTTAATATTTTATCGTTAGGATCAATATTTCTCAAATTTGGGACTATTAGGTCACTATCTACTATAGCGAATATATCATCATCTTCTTTTTTTGCTATTTCTAGAATCTTCAGTAATTGTTTCGCAATTCTTACAGGTCTTATATCACTATTTGTTTCATTCCAGATTATCTTATCTCTAAATTTCTTTATTAACTGGGGAGTTATATCATTAAATGTCTTATCAACTATAACATAATCGAAATCCAATTCTTTTAGATGTTTTGTAAATCCTACAAATGTGAAAATCTTCATAATATTCTTCTCAAGTTATGACAAATATTAGTTATCTTGATTTCTGGTGAGATCAATGAGAACATGCTATATTCATAATATTATGAATTAGTTGTGAATAGTTTTTTAGGTCATGATAGGATAAAAATCGTATGAGCATTACATATACATCAATTAGCGAATTGTTGGCCTCACCGTTTCAACGATTAACATCAAGTATGTGGAATACTGCATCTTTGCTTTTAATTCAGCTTTATGAGACAGGCGGAAATGCAGTTACTTCTATTCTTAAAAATGGGAATCTTACAGTTCCAAATTCAATTACTGCTGATTCTGGATTTTTCTATGATGAGGTTTACGTTGCGGGTCAGCCTGTCATTACGGAACTTGATCCAATTTATATTGCAGGATTTATAGCAACTGCAGATCAACAAATAAATTCAATATTATACTCAAATCAACAACTTTATTATGCGATTTCAAAACTTCCTAGTCAAATTGATACTACAATTAAACAGAATTTGAATGAATTTTATGATTCATTTTACGCTTTAGTTGGCTCAGTTTCTGAAAAATTAGGAGTTTCATTACAAAGTGCTATTTATTTTGTTGCAAATTCTATAGAATATGTACTTGGATATGTGTATTTAGCAACTGTCGGTTTAGCAAATACAATTAATAAACTTGGTTTGTATTTATCGTCTCCAACAATTCAAGGTTTGCAGTTGGATGTTTCCACAACTCCTTCACCTTTGTACACTGGCCCTTCAATTGAAACTGTAAGAATAATATTACAAAACTTGAGTAATTATATAGTTTATATTGGGAATAATTTATATAATAATTTCCCAATTCTTCAAAATGATTCAATAGAAATTCATGTTAATAATCCTTCAAATATTTACGCATGGGCGACTGGAAAAGCTAAGGTTTACGCATTGTTTGAAGTTATTAGTTCCTAATTATGAAATTAGGTGATGTTATGGATTACAAAGATTATTTTTGTAAATTGGAATGTTGTTATTGGCACGAATTTGATTTAGCTTATGGAAAAATAGATGTGAAAGATAAGACAATTACAATAATCGGAAATGATTGTGGAAGTTCAGCTTTATATTTTCTCCTGAAAGACGCTAGGAGAATTATCGGTTATGAAAAAGAAGAAAAATTAAATAAGAGATTTAAGGAAAAAGTTTGTAAAGAATTTAATATTTGTGATAAAGTTGAGATAAATGGGGAATGGTCTGGAAAAGAATATCCAAATACTGACGTTCTAATTATGGATTGTGAAGGTTGTGAAAAAAATCTAGATTTTTCTCAATTGCAAAAATATAAGCAATATTGTATTGCTATTCATGACTGGACTGAAAAACGCTTTGAGTTAATGAAAAAAATGTATGGAACAATTTTGACTTTTATTACTGACGATAATAGAGAATTTGTATTTTGTAAATTATAGTTAGATGCACTGATTATTTATGATTTTTGCATTTCCAGAAACATATACTCCTCCAGAATTTTGTTTGCAAATTAAATTTTCTATTACTGCATTATCATTTAAATATATTCCGCCAACATTATTTTCTACATATAGAGTATTTATATATGTATCATTATTCAAATATACTCCACGAATATTATTTTCTACATATAGGGTGTTTACATATGCATTATTATTCAAATATACTCCTGCATTTTCAGTTTGTATAGTTATTGTATTGACTGATGTGTAATTATCTAAATATACTCCTCCATTATCAGTTCCTATATTTAATGTGTATAGTACAGAATAATTATCTAAAAAAACGCCAAAACCTTCTGTTCCTATATTTACTGAGTTTATATATGTGTAATTCTCTAAATATATTCCACCACTATCAGTCCCTATATTTAATGTGTATACTACAGAATAATTATCTAAATAAACGCCAATACTTTCCGTTCCTATTTTTACTGAGTTTATATATGTGTAATTATCTAAAAATATTCCGCCATTGTCTGTTCCTATATTAATAGAATTAATATAAGAATTATCGTTCAAAAAAATTCCTTTTTTTTCTTGATTTATATTAATCGTTTCAACTGAACCGTAATTGTATAAAAATATTCCGCCATTGTTTGTTTCCATTACTATTGTGCCGATAGAACCATAAATATTTATAGAACGATTCGAATTGTATATAAGTAAATTTTTAACATAAGTGTTATCTGAGATAGTTATTGCTGTATTTAAAATTCCAATTAACACATTCAAAAATGTATTTTGTTTACTTAATAAATTACTAAATTCATAGCCTGAGCAACTTAAAAGAAAGTAAGTATTAAAGTTGAAGGTTAATAATTGATTTATTGCATAAATTACGTTTGAAAATTGTGAAGATTTGACAATTTGATCATGTTGAACATGACTTAGTTGTGTTTTTAGATTAATATCAAATTCGTTAGCTAATTCTATAATTGCATCAATGAGTTTATTAAATTCATCTGTGGTGAGAGGAATTCCTTTTTGTGCAATCAATAGAGACGTAAATTGATAAGGCGTAAATTGATAAGGAAAATTAAGAAATTCATCAATTGCAGGCTGTATATATTCTGGATATGGATATTGAGATAAATAGTTAATATATTTAAAAACACTGTAAGTTAGATATAAATCTTGAACAATTTCGTTCCATAAAGAAGAGGAAATTAATGAATATTTAGTTGGGGGAGATAATAGATTAGCAATTTGATAAACTGACTGACAGGGAAATGAAGTTGTTGCGACAGTTACTGCGGACATTTTTATATCAGCTCAATAGTATTATTGTTTTTTGTGGCTGAGAATTTGAAGGCATTACCCCGTTTGGAGGATAAGCTCTTACTCTGACCCATTGAAATTGTAAATTTGGCAATGTTCCAGAAATTCCGCCATATGCATAATATGAGAGAGTAAGATAATTTGTATCAGTTGGAACGTCAGTAGTTGAACTGGTCACAGGAGAATAACCATTATACCAAAATAGTGCCTCACCTGAAAGCCATGCAATTCCCCAAATATGATAATTACTATCTACTGGATTTACACCGCCGGGGTTATTATAACTACTTCCTACCTGTGTGGCCATAACAATTTCAGTTACTGCTAATTCAGTTCCTTGCCATGAAATATGGTCTTGACTTTGGCCGTCTGCAAGTAGATAAGTTTGAGACGGTACTAGGCCAAATCCAAACCTAGGGCCTGCAACATCTGGACTGTTGCCGTTCATATATGCCTCAACGATTATTGGGATATTCGCTATTGCTGATGCTGACGCAACATAAACATAATTTCCTTGTGTTGGAAAAATATTTAAAGTTAGACCATTATTAACAGTATATGTCCCCCCTGAAACTCCTGTCACCCATTTTGAACTTAATGTAGTTCCAGCGAAATTATCATAAAATCTAAATACATTTTCTCCATTATCATATTGTCCATAAGTAGGAGTTAAATTCGGTGCTATTCCAGTATATGGATATTGTATTGAATTTCTAACAAACATATAAATAGTTAATGAACCATTTGCCGGTACTGAAGTCGGTAAATTAATCCAAATATAGGCATTAGATAAACTATTTTGTTCAATCCATGCATAAAGCGGAGTATTACAATTCACGTCTAAACAAAATTGTAAATTCAAAAGTTGACTAGAACTTGATAAGATTGATGATAAATTTAAATTTAACAATTGTTGAAATGGTGAAGGAGTAGGATTCGCCTGATTATTTGTTATCGTAATTGTATATACAGTTATATATTGTTGGGTTTGAGTAGTTATGAATTCAATTTCTTCGCTTAACAAAGTTGGAGTTTGTGCAGTTAATTGAATTTCACTAGGAGAACTTGCAGTTATTTTTAAGCAATTTTTAGGCATTAGATAGATAGAATTATTAATTTGAACTGCAGAAGTTCCAAGATTTTGTATTATTATTTCTCTCCAAGTTTGTAAATATGTAGGATTTAAATAGTCTTCTATTAAAGTTTGTACTGTTGCACTTCCAGAAAATTGAAATTGTGTGCCTGCAATTCTAGTCGGAGTTGTAATTTTACTTATTACATTAGGTATTAATAGTTTTAATTGCTTAGCTAAAGGTTGTAATTGTATTTGGAAATTTAGAGTTGGCAATATTACAGTTTCTAATCCAGGAGTCGGTTTATTTGCCATACTTTCAAATGGTTGTTGTTCTCCTTCCCCAAAGGTATAAGCTAACGGTTCAGATAAATTATGTAAAACGTTATATCCTGCGACTTTTAAAGCAGAAACATATAAATATTTAGCAATTACATCATTTATATTTTGAAAATTTCCGTTTTGATAATATTTTAAAAGTTGTGCTGAGCCGTATTGATTTAGAAATAATAAATTTTGCACAAAATTATTCCAGTCTTGTAACGTTAAAAATTCAAGCGGTAATTTGAATTTTACGGGATACGGAGTAGGCATGTTTTATATTTTGTTTTATGCCGTAAAAAACTACACACAACTTATACATAATATAATGTATATCATATGTTCTTAATGTTCTTGCCCTTTTTTACCGTCACGTAAAACATGCTATATACCTTATATTATGTATATGGCATGTTTGTCATTAGTAATTAGCTCTTAATTGCCAGTTTAATAAGATTAATTGCATTTCTTCATTTGTTAATCCATATTTCTGTAATTGTTGTAAATAAGATTGTGCAGTATTTAAATCTATTTTCTGCTTTTCAAATAATAAACTGATTGTTGAGATTATTTCGTTTACGTAAGTTCTAACTCTTTTATTTATTGCATACTCGATATAAGTATTTTGTAAATCGCTAGGAACTTGAAATTCATTAAATACTTTTTGTAATAATTGTGTTGGATTTGATACATATTCAGCAACAGAAAGTGCTTTAGACGGCGTTAAATAAAGCTCTTGATAAGCCGTTAATATTTTCTTAATTTGAGCTGATAATTTTAGAACTCCTAATAACACTTCATTTATTCCATATTGTTTCATTATACTTTCAAGTTGAATATTTTGAACTCCATAAACTAATAATTGAACATAATCAGTCTTGAGAGATTGCACATATTGCCCTACTAGTTCATATTGATATAAATTAGTGTAAAGATTTAGAAATTCACTTGGTATAAATGAATAGTCAATTAATTGTTTTTCTGGATAATTATACTTTATTGCGGTCTCAATTGTACTTAATGAAGGCAAGTATTTTCTCCAAATTTCAAGTCCAAAACTGGAGGCATATTGTTCTAGTAATATTTTTATTTGGTTATCTGGAATTCCTAATTGTCTTAATTCTGATTCAGCATTTCCTAGATTCACGGGGACTTTTCCGACTTTGAAAAGTTGGCCATTTACAATATTTCCAATTATAGTATGTAAACTATAAAGTGTTGGTACATAAGTTTGTACAAATAAATTAGCTAAATCTTTTTGCATTCCTAATTTTATTAACTCGTTTTCAGCATTTGTCGGTGTTATTTGTAAATCTTTTAGTAAAGATTTTATATATTCTAATTCTGTTGTAAGTTGGAAAATTTGGATTTGTGGATTAATTTCATAATCTACAATTTCTTTTGGTAAATTTTTAATATTTCCAATTATCCCATGTCTTGCTAAACTTACGTAATAATTAATTATTTTTGGAAATACATATTCATAATAGAATTTTTGAGCATATAAATCAATTGCAGTTCTGTCTTTCAAAATTTTAGATAATTCTCCAGATAATTGAGTTTGATCATAGTATAAATTCTTAGCTAAAGTTTCCAAATATGATAATTGTAATTTAGCTATGCTCACATTATAATTTTCTTGTATTATTTGACTTGTCAGATAATCATTAATTTTCAATTTCTTTAGCTCAGAATCTACAGTTTTTGAATCTATCAAAAAGTTCTTTAGTTGTTCCTTTATAATTGAGAGTATTGAGGAAATTGTAATTTCTTGATTAACGTAATTTATAAATATATCTTCAAATTCCTTTATAACACCTAATGCATGTAGTTGATTTTTAATTTCATCATTTGACAAATATCCTTTTTTCGCTAAACTTTCAATTTGAGAAATTTGATATTTTGTTAGAGGGGCTATTTGATATTCAAAAATTACCTCAGAGATAATTGAGGGATCAAAACCTAATTTCTTTAACTCTTTTTCTGCATCTTTTGAACTAATAATGTAATTTTGAAGTTTGAATTCTAATTCTTTAAAAATATACTGTAATTGTACATATTGAAGTTCATATTGTAAAATTGTTAGTGCAATTTGCTCATTGAAATTATTGGCTTTCAATTCTGCTTTTATCTTTTTCTCATCAAATATTCCTAGTTTTGTAATTTGTTGTAATTGTGTTAAAAGAAGTTGGTTAGAATAAATTAATTGTGATTGTTGAATCATTACGTTAAAAACACTTTGAATTTCTTCAGGATAATTTAATTCTTTAAATAATTTTTGTACTGTTGTTTCAAGAACTTTAAAATCTAAATAAGGTCTACCAAAATCACTTAAAGCCCTGCTTAAAAGTGATCTTAAAAATTGCCTGACAATTCTTTGAACTGAATAATTATACTCGAGAGAGAAAACTTTAAGATATAAGTCTTTGCCTGCTAAATTAACATTTTGTATTATTTCATTATATGCATCACTGGGCGTTATTATAAATTGTCGTATGCCTTCCTCAATTACTTTTTGCAAAAGTTTTGCAGTTTGATTATTATACATTAATTTAGCAGTTTTTGGAGTTATTAGGTTATTTTCGGCATATTGAGAAACTGCATCAAAATTCAGAAATCCGTATTGTGACCCTAAAATTACATCATGAATTGAAACAGGCCTAAAAAGTGGATTTCTTGGGACATAATCATCTACTGGAGATTCTAGGAAAGCGTCAGTAAACCATGCGGGAAATCCGGTTAATAGAATTGTTTCCCTAAGATGATCTTTAATTTCAGAAAATGATCTTGAGCCAACCCATTTCGCTATTTGTGTAAACGGCGGGTCAGCAAATGGGAGATCTCCAAGTCCAATTTCATTGAAAATTTCTCTTGCAGAAATCTTAAAATCTGAAATAAATGGCTCTTTTACAAACTCTTTTAATGTAGTTTGTATTTCTTGCCTTACTTCATTTAAAAAGTCTACACTAGATTCAGCAAATGCTTTTACAATTTCTCCAAATTTTATTGGAACTTTTCCGCCTAAACCAACTGGCGATAAGTCAATTTCTATCTCTGGAAGAATTTCAGCCAATTTATCAGTTATTATTGGTAAAAATTTTCCTAATGTAACTGGCGTAATAAACGGTGTTAAAAATTGTGTAATTTGTGAAATTGCACCGGAAATATGTGCCATATTTTGTCCAAAACTTGTTAGAAAATCAGAAACAACAGTGCTTATTATTTGTGCAAAAGAGTTTGCGACATTTTGGAAAAATGTATAAGCGTCATTCATAAATTGAGATGCTAATAAAGATAAGCTTTGGAACACATTTACAACTTGAGTTTCAAACCAAGTTAAAAACCCTGAGACGACAGGAACTGCAGTTTGTACAAAATTCTGCAATATAGTCAAGAAATTGTTAGCAATATTTTGCATAAATGTTGGAATATCTGAAATTGCTTGTCCAATGAAATTAACAGTATTTTCAATATCTTTAACTACAGAATTAAAAAAGTTGATAAAATCAGAGCTTAGAAAATTTGTAAAATTCTCTAATGCTGATAGCTCATCTGAAAAAAATGTTCCTAAATCTCCTAAATTTAGTAGGAAACTCATATAGATTAAATATTTAACTTGAAAGATAATAAACATTACCTTTAAAACAAAAAACATTTTATATTTTTATATATGAGAATAAAAGGTCTTTTAATTCTTCCTTTGATATTTTTTCTCCCCAAGTTGATAAGAAATTGTAATGATGAGTATATAAACTAGGAACGTCAGTTTACTAGAAATATTTTTAAACCTTTATCTTACGCATTTTTTAACTTTCTGCCCTTAAATTGACGTAAAAGAACGTCGTTAAAACATTTATAAAGAAAAAAGTTTTACGTCAAAAGATATAGCCCAAGTGAGCTGTCTACTCAAAAAGAAAAAAATACTAATTTATGATTTTTCTTCTTCTGTCTGTTTTGCCTGTAATTTTCTCATTTCCTTAACAACTTTCACAACTTCTAGAGCTTTTTGAAATACTTCACTCTTCCTAATTTCTTCACTATCACAAGTCGCTAATGACATAGTTAGATCATCAAGAGCTAAATACAGTTTAGCTGTTAGCTCTGAAGGTAAATTTGATTTTCTCTTTACTTCTGACATCTTGCCCCAAATTATATATTATGACAGTTTTATATTTTTTATAATGAACTAGTACTAACGGCTTACAGTTACAAAAATTGAAAAGTTCACAAAATTTGAACAGTTTTTCGATTTGAAAATTGTCTACAATGATGTAATCTTGTGAAGTTGATTTAACTTCAATTGGAAAAATTGTATTATCCATTGTTGCTATAATATCTGGAATTGGCTGTTTCCCAGTTCCAGAAACTGGAATTCTTATGGCTTTATAACCGTTTTTTTCTAGATAATTAATAGTTTTATATTCATAATATTTACCAGATTGTCTAAAGTTCATTAAATCAAAGTCAAAAGTTATGACACATATATGTTTAAATTTGTCATATAAGAATTTTTAAATTGATAACATATGGATCCCATTTTAGAAAAAATTGTGGAAATTGCATCTAATGAGGTAAAATTAGATACAAAAGAAATTGAAAGATTAAAAAAAGAAGTTAGTTATTTAGAAAATGCTATACTTGATGTATTTAATAATTATCCAGATGGAAAAATTGACAAAGCTTCAGCATTAATATACTTTGCATATTTTCTCGGAATGACAATTGAAGATAAGAAAGAATTTTCATTTTTCATTTCAATTTTTAAAGCAATATATGATAGTAAAAAAGATCAAGAATATAAGTCATAATTTTTTATTTATGAATACATAATTTATATTTTCCATCTTTATAAACAAATATATAATTTGCATTTTTTAGATAACGTTTAAATTCATCCTCATTTAATGATAATCTTTTTATAGAATCATCTTTTATTTCGTTCCAAGTTTTATCATTTACATTTATAGCAAATTCATTAATAATTTCATAATCTGACAAAATTGTCACAATATCATCATATAAATCTCTATTTCCTTCTTTTAAACATTCTATATTTTCAATTTCTTTATCTACAATTATAATAGATGTCATTTTAACCATTTAACAAAAACTGGATGACCAGTTCTATTTGTTCTTCCTACTTCTTGAAATCCTGATTTCTTGTACAAAGAATTTGAATGCTCAGGCATTCCTAAAGTCCATAATACCTCAAGTCCATCATTTTTCAATTTCTCACTTAAATCAACTAGAAACTTAACTAAATAATCGCCCGGTGCAGTTTTTGTCACTCTTCTTATAAAATATGATCTATCTGAAGGAATTCTATATTGTTGAGCAACAAAGCGAAAAGGTGTATTATCGTGTAACCATGCCACAGCAACTATAAAATTTTGTAATTCTTCCTTCGCTAAATACATAAAATATCTTGAGTTTTTTCCCGCACCGCCCCCATGAGGCATTCCCTGACCGTGATAATAATCAATTAACGATCTAACAAATTTTATCATATTATGATCAATTGCCTCTTGTAACATAAATTCCATTTTCATCTATTAGGAGATCAATGTATGACATATATATACATAATGGATCTAGTGAGTTTTTCTTTTCAGAATTCATATTCTATATGAGAAATATGGGTAAGAAAGTAGGAAATAGGTCAATCGCCTCAATGAAATATCATTTGTATCAAAAAGTTCTAAATAGAAACTCATTTCCCGCTTTCAGTACAATGTTTGATGCAGGCGTTTCTTCAGTTTTGCCAACTCCATTACAAAATGTTCAAGTTCCTCCAGGTATAAATACAAATTATGGAATTGCCTATGCCTCAATTATCTCTTCTTTGCTCTTGGCTCTGAATAATTTAGCAATTTCTACATTAAATCCAAATACAAATGTGCAAAATTTTCTACAACTAGGACAAAGTCCAATTTTTGGACAAACATCAGGAATTCAATTTATACAACAAAGTAGTAAACTATATGATAAATATGTTCAACTTTGCTGTACTTTATATCAACCTGCTGTTTTTGATGAAACTTACTTTGATTTATCAGTTTTTCAACCTTCCAATACAATTATCAATAGAAATGAGGCATGTGGAAAAATAGAAAAATATTTCTCTCAAGTAACAACTACAAATATCTCTATAGATCTTCCGACTCTAGGAATTGGAAATACTAGTATTCCCGTTTCTGATAATTTTAGTATTCAAAATATTCAAAATACTGGAATTAGTGATCTCTTGAATGCTTTAAATATAAACTATAATCAACTTCCTGATTTAGCTAAATTCTTAGTTTCATTTGTTCCTAACTTGAACGAAATTATTAATAGCGGATTCGCTTTAGATGTCGGATGGTTAGACAGGTGTGTTTTAGTTCCAGAAATTGAAGAAAGTCCAACTTATAAGGTACAATTACAAAATGGAATGATTCTCCAAAATTTTGCTGATGTGTTTGGAATGATTCTAGATTATACGCCTCTTGACTTTGCTATTTTAATACCTGAATTTAATCCTAATAATGTGACACAATTAGATTTAGTTTCTATCTTGTCTGCTGATAAAACTATAATTTCGATATTTGGCAATTTGTTTAAATTACATTTATATGATCCATCTCCGGGAGGAGTAAATATTACTTATAGCTCAGAAATTGAAAATTATGCAGTTACTTATCAACAATTCTTACATGTTCAACAATTAGTTAATAAGAAATATTCTAACGTTTGGTATGCTAAAATGGTCGCAAGTGCAATTTTGGAAATTGCCAGATATCCGTATCAACAAAACTATAGTTATTCGACAGGAAAAAGAACGCTTTCATATTCCGATTTTCTGAATTATTGGAAAAACAAATGGACATTTTACGGCCTATCAAGTGCAGATCTTCAATTTGCTCAAGAATACGGTGAGAAAATACAGGGACAGGCAAAGGTAGAAAATTCGCTTAAGTTAGCACAAAAGTCAGCAAAAACAAAACAATATAAGCCAATTTTCTACTACAAAAACTTTAATAATATAGCTCAAAGATAAGAAGTTGATAAATATGATAGTTAAAAAGAGAAAAGAATGGAATAGAGATCCGAATACTTATAATGGTAAATTTTTGGTTCATCCAAAATTAACAAAAAAGAAAATTGAAGAAATATTGTCTACATAAACTTCAACGAATATTCGTAATATTATGAATATAGCATGTGTTTCATGAGAGCTTTTTATCTTCTAATTGAGAAAATTTTAATATGCTTACACAAGACCCTTTTCAAAATATTTTTGGGCCTATAAGAATTGCAATAGATAAAGTTAGAGAATTAGAAAATAGAGGACAAATTTATGGACTTTCTAAATATTTGTCAAATTCGATTATAGTTTTGAAAAATTTGGAATTTCCAATGATTGTAGATTTATATATTCCTGGATTTACTTTTTATTTTCAATTTCTAATAACAAAAGATCCGAAAACCAATCAAATAGATATTGGAGACTTTCGAGTCGTATACCCTCAGCCTTATGCGAAACAAGTTGATTCCGTTTACCAGAAATTCAAAAATGATGAAAATACAAATTTGGATAATTTAGAAGAAGAACTGGGGGAGTTAAAGGATGACTGAGATATCACTTATTTTAACAATTATTTCTACATTCGTAACTACATTATTCGCAATTGTTCAACTTTATCTTAAAATTAAGAATGCATTGAAAGAGGCGGTTAAAGAAATTGTAAATTCAGAATTAAATAATTTGAAACTTCAAATCGAAGAGTTGAAAATAAGTCAGAATGATCTAAAAAAGCAAATTGAAGATATAAAAAAGAAATTAGAATAATTAACTTTTTTGTGAAGTTGTACTTTGTCTAATGATTATTGTAATTGTTTTGTCAATTTCATTTATTGCACCTTGAATAATCATTAACATTTCTATTATGTCATGATCGCTTAATTCTTTATTGTCCGGAATTTCATCCATTATGTTAGATATCCATTTTGCCAATATTTTTATTTTTATTAGGTCTACAGTATTTACCATCTTGAGTTCACAATCAGTCATGTACTATGACAAATAAAAAGCATTCGAAAAAAGAAATATCATTCAAAAAAAGAATTATAACTTATTAATAATTTTCATTACGTTATATCTCTGATATTTATTCAGTTTTAAATTTGGATCTTTCAAAATGTTTAAATCATTAGCCTCTTTACATAATATCGCTAAATCTCTGTAATATACTAATCTCTTTTTTTCCTGAATATGATAAAATGTTAGATGAATCCTTAAATTTTTAATTTTCATATTACAATACGGGCACCTGTCGTTTTTAAAATGTTTTACTGCATGATTCTTAAAATCTCTTCTGCTAAATATTTCCGTTTTGCATAAAAAACAATAATAATGTTTTGACATTTATTCAATCACCTTATATGAAACGCCAAAGTCTTTGCACATTTTAATTATATCTTTTTGCATAGTTTTATCATTTTTATCAACGTGAAATCTGGCCATATTTTCACACTCAATTATTACCTTATCCATGATCTCACAACCATTATATATATTATGACATACATATATTTTTCGATTTATTAGTCCTTAACATTTGGAACAATTAAATAGTAATAATTTTTATCTTTCTCAATAAATTTAGCTTTAAATTTTGAATTTTTAATAGTTGGTGACGAAAAGAAACCTTTTGATATTCTTTCAGTATGAAAATGTTCACATGACTGAAAACGTTTAACTGTATTGTTTTCAATCTCTACTAACATTGTATTACATATAAAACAAAAATATTGAATGTTTATTCCATTTTTCATTTCAATTAATCTAGGCTCAACATTCAATATTCTCACCAAAAAGTACAAATCCTATTATTGTATTTAATTCTGGATCTTCAGTCCCTCTTTTTCTTTCTTTTTGAACACATTCTTCAAATTTTTTAATACTAACTTCTTCTGTTATCATAATAGGCTCAAATTCATTATCTGGATTTTTATAAGTAATATAAACTTTATCTTCTTTTCTTTCGACTTTTAAACTCATATAATCTTCACCACTTGATGCAAGATTATAAAAAATGACAAATATAAATCATTCTAAAAATCTAGTATATAAATTTTCAATATCGTATCTTTTAGCCAATTCTTTCAAGTTTTTACTTCTTTCATCTCTATCTTGAAGTTCACTTGCTATCATAATTGCATTTATCATATCTTGAACATCAAATTTATGAATTTTCCATTTTTGACCATGAGTTTTGTCATAATATTCTTCAACTTCACTAGATTTAATCAATAAATTCCATTGCCAACTTGTAAATTCGTCAAACGGGGGCATAAGTTGATGAATTACAGGAGTTCCCATGGCCATGCTTTCCAAGACAGGCATTCCGAAACCTTCCGTTCCAGATGGGACAATAACAAAATCCATAGTTTTATAAAAAGCGAAAATGTATTCTCTAGGATTTAGTCCAAATTCACTAACAAAATGCACATTTTGCGGAACTTCATAATTCTTAAAATCTTTGTGAGAAATAACGAAAAAGTGAACTTTTTTGGCCAATTCTGGAATTTTAGTATTTATCTCCTGAAAGACCTTAAGCATTAGATCCATGTTCTTCCTTTTCGTTAGACCTGAAACTATGCCAAATTTTATGGAACTAGGAAAATCTTTGTCCAATTTCTGCTTTAATTGCTGAGATAATTGTTCAGCTTTTTGAATAACTTCAAAATTGACACCGTGAAAAACTGGAAGATCAACATTTAAGCCAACTTCTTGTAAATTCTGAGCTGTAAACTTTGAATTTGGTATAAATATTATATTTTCTAATAGATATTGATTTATAATATTTGTATTAGGTATACCATCACAAGTAGTATAAAAGTACTTCTTTCCTTTAAATTCTCTAAAAGTATATAAGTAGGGATTTAAAGATGGGGGATGAAATGGCATGAAAATTATTAATTTATTTGATTGTGGAATTAAATACGGATTTGTAGAAATTGTGACAATTTCACCATTTTTTCTAAGGACTTGAGCTATATCATCACTAATGTTTCTAATTGAAGAATAGTTCATTGTCAAAATTACGGTTTTCATACTAAGCTTTTAAACGTCATGACATTAAAAAATTCCATGGGTCTGATGTTATACGAATGCCCAGTTTGTCATACAATTTCAAAAAGTAGAAAAAGTATGGCAACTCATATAAAAATGTATCACAAAGGCGTAAAAATGAGAGATGTAAAACGAATAAATCCAAATAATTTAGAATATGTAGAAACAAAATATGAAGAATAGAATTTACAAAATAGAAAAAGAAAAAGAAATAGCTTAAACGAATTAATCAGCTTACATATCCAGTCGGCGATCCAGTAATTATGTTAGTTACTGCGTCAAGAACTGTAGGATTAGCATTGAACGCAGAAATATAATAAGCTTTCAATCCGTTAATCATATTTGCTAATGCCGGCCCGGAACCCATCCTATTTAGAGCTCTAGCAATTTTGAGACCAAAGCCTTGATATATTGCCCTGTTAGGCCCAGTTATTCCATATTGAGTTAAAACTGCTGATACTTGTTCATTTACTGCAGTGAACTTTGGAGAATGAGTTTGGAAATTTTGTTGTGCAATTGGTGCAACATTAGACAATATGGTAGATGCCACGGTAGGATTTGAAAATGAGGCGAATTTTGCATTCCACTTAGCATATCTTTGCGAATAGGATCTTGGTGTGTGACCTTTTGCCATTTTTGGTCAATTTAATCTGCACAATTTGATATTTTAAATATTCACGTCTTATAATAAATATGATGAATATTTATTGTCGTCATTGATCTTTCACTAGGAAAACATACTATATTCATAATATTATGTATATGACTAGTTTGCAATCTGACTCTTACTTCCCATATAAAATACAGTATTAGACACTATATCTAAAACATGAAAAAAGTATTTAATCGACATATTGTCAAATCTGTAATATGGATGAGATTGTAAAATACGAATGTATAAAATATACAACTCAGCTATTTGAATGGTTAAAAATACGTTACCCTAACAATCTTTATGATTATTTAGTTTTGGAAGATAATAATCTAGTAACTATCAAAATTATAATGAATGTTTCAATAAAATTTTACGAAAAAAAGGGAATTGGAATCCTGAGATATATACTAAAGACTTTCCGATATCCGCAATTTATATCCATAAATTGGAGATATAACAGAAATATGTTTAATATTGTAGTTTTTTGTGGTAAACCGAAATCTGAAACTTCTTAATTAGAAATTAAGAATGAGGAAAAGTTTTTTAAGTGCATAATAACAAATATTCATACATGAGAATTGAAGAAAAAGATGGAGAAGGTTACTTAGTAATTGAAACTAAAGAAGATTTAGAAGAATTTAGAAAAATGTTAATTGAGGCTTATTATGAACTTAATCAAAAATCTTCCAAGTAATTTGAAATAGAAACTTATAAATTTGTCAGAAAACTGAAAATAAAAATGACAAAGTATGGACAGAGATTTTTGGAGAATATTACTCTTCTTATTTTTTCTATTTTTTACATTTTTAGCTTTAATAATTTTATCATCAGGAATTCTAACAAAAAATATGTTAGATATTGTAATAGTAGTAATTTTTGCATCTGGAATTTTTGCATTTTTATATACTGTAATTTATGATATTTTTGCTGATATTTATGATGAGATTGATGAACTTAAACTAGAAATTGAAAGATTGAAAAGAAAGACATGACTAGAAATATATATGTCAGAAAACTAAAAGAAAAGATAAGGTAGAAAAACATGACTTTTAAAACCGAATGTGATAAAAGTACAATTAGATGCAATGGAGAGGATTGTTATATATTATGCTATGGTAACTGGATAAGATTCATTCCTACATATCCACCAGAAAATGATATTATATTACTTGATGAGGGATTAGATCTACATGGATAAGAAAAACAAAATATGGCTTACTGAAAGAAAATTTAAAATAATAATGTTTTTTTATACCACATTAGATATTTTTCTACTTACGCTAATATTTTTAGCTATAATTCACGCTTTAAAATAACTAGAAATATATACGTCATATCTCAAGTCAAAAAACAGATCAAAAATGATTTTAAGCGATAGAGATCTTAAATATTATCTTGAAAAAGGTTTAATTTTCATTAGGCCTTTTTCTGAAGAAATAATTAGGGAAAATGGAATTGATCTGAGAATTGGCCCACAATTTGCAAGATTAAGAAAAACAGATCAAGTTTTTGAAACTGGTAAAAATGTTGAAGATTTCTATACTGTCACAAATTCTAATCATTTTATAGTTTTTCCGCATGAACATGTATTAATGACAACAATGGAATATATAGAATTGCCAAATGATGTAATGGCTTTCGTGAATTTACGTTCAACTTTCGCAAGACTTGGCCTATTTATTCCACCGACTATAGTAGATGCCGGGTTTAAGGGACAACTGACTATAGAAATTGTAGGCTCAGAATTTCCAATAAAACTTGAAACTGGGCAAAGATTTCTACATTTAATTTTTGCTAAGACATTAACGCCAGTTGAAAACCCATATCATGGCAAATATCAATATCAAAATGATGTAACATTACCAAAATTTGAAAATAAAGTTTAATAAAAAAAGATATATTAACTTATTTTTAACTATTATACATTGCCTTAGTTACTCTCAAATAAACTTTTAGATATTCATTAATAGCCTGTCTGATAACTTGAGCTCTATAAAGATCATGTTTTTCAGCATATTCATCCAATTCTCTTAAGAGTTCATCTGGAATTTTTATAGTTATTGTTTTCATTTAACTCCCCTCTTTTGAAGATATTCAATAATTGCCTCTTCGATTGCATCAGTTAGCGTTTTATCCTGCTCAACACAATATTTCTTTAACTTTAACTTTAATTCTTTATTTATATTAATTCCAAAAACTACTTTTTGGGTTTTTAACTTTTCTGTCATTTTTCCTCATTCATCAAATGCATATTATGACATATTTATATATTTTGATTTTTTGAGAAAAGTTTATTATTGAGCATCTTTATAAAAATAGAATTAGTATGACGCTAAGTACAGACGCATTACAAGGATTTTTAACGCTGATGGGTGTATTAATTGGTAGCTATATTGTCGGTGAAGTAATACATTTATACAATCAAAAGCAATCAAATGAATCATTTCAAATAGCTATTGACCAAATGACGAAAAGCACAATTTCAGCAGTTGAATCAATTAAAGATACTACAACTCTTGGAGTTAATGCGTTATTGAATATGGATACATTAAGAGATGTTAATAGTTTAGCACAAAAGAAAACTGAACTACATCAAAATCAGCAAACTCAACAAACTAAATAATTTAAGTAATTTGATTTTTTAACATGTAAGTAAAAACTTTTTTTATGTCACTTTTAGTTTTCGGAACTAATTGAATCCGAATATCTGAATGTTTTGGCATTTTCTCATGAACTTTGGAGTAATCTAATTTCTTATTTGTAAAGTATAAAATATGATAATGTAATCCATGTGCCTTAGTGGTATATTCCTTAACTGAAAAAATATGTGAATTTTTATCATGTCCATAAGCATAATTTTTAAATCTTTGAAAAATTGGAGTAACTGAATTATATCGATAATTTGTTGCGATCGTAATAAAATAAGTATAAACGTAAAGAAAGTGAAAACTAAAAACTTTTTCATAGTCCATAGCCTCAAATGAAAACCTGACATTTAAATGTATATGGAACGTTTATATGTTAGATGAAAGAAGAGAAAAGTATGAAAAAACAAAAAAATAAGTATATCGAATTACGTATACCCGCAAAGTATAAAAATCTTTTTTATCAGAAGAGAGAGTTAATAAAGGAAGAGATAGATAAAATAATAAATCAACAAAAAGACTTTAGAGAAATTGAAAGTAAAGATATATATGACGAAAGAGTATTTTTTACTGTTGATGAACTATATTACCAAAAATTAGAAGAATTATCCAGAAAGTACAATACTAAAATAGCTAAGATAATAAGATCTATATTCTTCCAAATAAGTTAATTATTTTTTTCGACTATTTTTAAGACCTAACAATGTCCTAAGTTACGTCATTATAAATATATAAATATGTCATATTCTAAGTTTTTAGATAGGGAGTATGTATGGCATCCCTCAAAGAAATAATAGATGAAATTGGAAAACAGGCAAAAGAACAAAATAAAATAATGTCAAGAGTTCTAAAAATTAAGGGAATAAAAAGAATTGTAGTACAACTAAATGCGATTCCTAACGGAAATTCAGTAAGATACAGTATGACTATACACAGTCAAAATAACTTCAGAAAGCAGATAGGAATAACTGCAAATGATGCTGAAGATTTAAGACTAATCTCAGAATTTCTAGAAAAGTATGCAGATTTGCTTAATGAATATGTAAGATTTACTAGTAGAAATAATAATAGAGTCCAAGAAGAAGAATTGGAAATTGGTGATGAAGAACAAGAACAAAAAGAAGAAAAACCAAGAAAGGGAAGTAAAAAGAACGTTGAGGAAGAGTTTTAAAACGTCATAGATCATTTTTTTCTACATGAATAGTTCAACGCAATTTCTAGATAAAGTAAAATCTCACTCATTTTTTTACAACCCCCGTGATACTGAAAGAATTTTAAATCTTATAATTGGTGAAAAACAAATTGAAGAATCTAAGAAAAATGGAATTTTAAAGGCTTATAAACGCGGAACCGATCAACAATATTTTAACTCTAACTTACCATTTTTCAATGAAATAAAATTCATCTCTAAGATAACAAATTTTAAAGTTAAAGGAAATGAAATAATAGCAAGATTTCAAAATGGATTTGTAGGCTCTTTTGATCCTCATCAAATTGCAGATAATCCAGATGATTTCTATAATTTAGTAACTAGTTACATGTTTGTTAAAATAAGAAAAGGAGTAGAAAATTGGTATATATCAGATATTTATTCAATAGAACCGCCAAATAATTATGAAATTGCAAAAGAATTATTCGAGATAGCTAATTCAGAAAAACAAACATATGCCCTTCTTCTTCAGGCTTTCGGATATGACCCAACAAAAATGGAAGTAAATGATATATTTCTTACACTTCCTAGATTAATGCCACTTTTTAAATCTCCAATCACAAAAAGACAGATAAATTATATCGAAATTTCCAACAGAGGAACTGGAAAAACTACAACTTTTATGATTCTTCAGGAAGTTTTTAACTTTCGTTATTATACAGAATCTCCAACATATGCGAATTTGGTTTATGATGCAAGAAATAATATGTATGGTGCGGTATTTTTATCAAATGGCCTAATTTTTGACGAAATACAAACTTGGAAAGATGGATTTTCTGCAAAAGAATTAAATGCTATAAATTCAACTTTATCAACTGGAATTGAAAATTGTATATGGACAAGAGGGGCCGGTTCAGAATCCAAATCAGCAACTATCCAAAAATGTATTCCAATTATTTACGCAGGAAATCCATATTCTATGACAATAGATCGACTAAAAACTCCTGACCTTGAGGACTATTTAGCCAATTATGAAATATTTACTTCTGCTATACTAGACAGAATTCATATTATACAATTAGCAGTGAAAAAAACTTATGAAAGAGTAATAAATGGAAGAGTTTTATATCCCTCAATTTTGAAGGCCTTAGTAGAAATCATTCAAGATAAGATTAATAGAACAACAAATTATGTAATCTGTGATACTCTTCAGTCAAGAAGGCAAGAACAAAGTATAGATATACAATTAATTCTTCAGGCCTTTGATATTGATCTTCAAATAGGCCAAAAAACTAATGATGAAATATGTAACCAAATAATTAATTTTATGAGATTTAGTAACTTTGGTGGTGAATAACTATGAATTATGAAGAATTTGTAAAACAAAGCTTTAAGATGAAATATCCAGAAGATACAATATTTCCTAGTGAAATTGGAATTTGTTTTAGGAAAAGTTATTTCAGTAGGAAATATGAATTTG